GCGTACCATCTCGCGCAATACAACAAGCTCAGAAGAAGACAGTGTGGATATGAAACTCATCGTTTAAGCAAACTCTTTTTCTTCTTAGGGAAGCCAGCCTTCATATTAGCATAAGCCGTGTCTGTAATAGTAGACTTAGACTTGGAACGACTTGTCCCAGACTTCTTGCGCCGATTAATGTTGGCATACAAACTCACTTCTTCTTGCCGCCTTTAGGCTTTGGCTTCTGCTTGGGAGGACGACCGACCGTAGTTCCATAAGTTCCTTTACCACTAGGCATTTGCTTTGTTCCTTTTGCTAATTGCTCTGGCCTTCGCTCTTGCGTCAGCCTTAGAAGAGGCACCCCAAACTTGTAAGCTAAGAAGAAGGCGCGTTGGTTTTCCTTTTGCGTCCCTTTCGGGGCCGTTCATGTTTCCCATTCGTGCTAAGAAGCTGGCCCTTCTTGGGTTGTCTCCGCTCTTTACTGGAGCCTTCATTCCCGTTCCCGCTCGGCCCTTGGCGTTCAAGCCCCCCTTCGGGTTCTTGCCCTCTTTCCTTGTCCACGCTGCCGTTGCCATAATGAATCCTTAATACAGATGCTAATACACCAGCCCTCACGTATTGGGTATCAGCTTGTTCTTCAACAAAGACCTAGGTGTACGACCTAGCGCAGAACCAATCCCAGCAGCACGACCGCCGCCAACTCTGCGGAGTTTCTTGTTCCCTCTAGCCTTGTCTATGTTATTGTCACGGTTAGCCCCACGCTCAGAATTAAGGCGCTCTCCAGTGGTTGGACTTACCTTTCTCTTAGAACTATCCTTACCAGACTTGCTGTCACGCTCTTCCTTTACAAGCTGAGTCTTGCGCTCCTGAACTTCAGACTTATCTTGCCGTAACTCCTTAGCGTAATCGCCTCTAGTCGTGCGCTCATACTGGTTCTCGTCACGCTGGAAAACACTTATCTCACCCTTCGCATTCCCCTTCAGCTTACTAATCTTACGAGCAAGCGCACGTAAAATCTTGTCAGCCTGCTTTACCGTCTTTAAATCAGAGTAACTTTCCATGTCTATTCCCTATCCAACAAAACCCTTAAACCAAATACGCCAGCCCTCAAGTCTTAGGCATTAACTTGCGAGTCATTAAAGACTTGGCCACTCCGCCACGACCAGAATCAATTGCCGCCGCTGCACGACCACCGCCAGTGCGATAGCCAACTGGCTTCCCATGAACCTTGGCAATCTTTTGGTCAACAATCTTAACTTGCTTGCGGTGTTGATCGGCCTTACGTGCCAAAACCTTGTGCGCCTTAAGCTCCTTGCCCTCTGGCTTGTCACCGCCACGGTCAAGATGCTTCTGGTTCATAGTCTCAGCAATGTTCGCTAACTTAGTCAAGAGGCTAGTCCGCGCCTTCTCTAAGGTTCTTAGCTTACCAGTAACGTCAGCCATCTAATAATCTCCTGTCCAACAAAACCCCTAAACCAAAATAATATTTATGGGAAGGTACTTTTTTTAACAATCATGTGTGTGTGGGACTACTAGCTACTTACTATGTACTGGTTTTTGGGTACCCCCTACCTAGCCTAAGTCAATGCTAACTCTAATGTCCCCAGCAACTTGCACTTGGCTACGATCTATTGGCTTGAAGCCAGCTCTATCTAATATATCTTTGCTCGCCTCTAGCTGTACGTACTCAGACTTAGCCCCTGTAGCCAAGTTCATGACACGTGCTGCAGCCACAGTAGCATTCATTCCTAACTGCTCGTTCACTCTCTGCATCATGTAAGACTGCACATGCGGGAGTCGTATCGTTTTGCTTGCTGTTACTCTTCCTGATTCACCGTTTGCATACCCTGCTTCTGTAGCAGCTTCGCGCAATGTGCATCCTGTCGCTACGAGCGTATCAACTAGACTGCTCTGTTTCTTAGTTAATTTACGTTGTTCTAACATCTAAACTCCTGTTAAGAACCCCCCTCACCCTCTCCCCCCATTCCTTAGAGGTTCTATCAGGTGCGAGTCAATCCCTACTAAACTATGTTGCACAAACCTATACCAATGCACAGTCATTCTGCTATTGACGGATTCTACGTTTACTCACCCTAAAGTAGAACATACTAAAAACATACTGTAACGCACAACTCCCAGCTTCACGTCAGCGTCGTTCCGATCGCTCTGTTTCACTCCATCATCTCTGCACCTCCAAGTCGTTACTGCGGTCAGCCCCGCACTCGTTTGTTCATTGCAGGCCACCAAAACATTCGCAAGTACCTATTTCCCCTGCTCCTTCGTCGCATTCCTCGCGAGACAAATTGGTACTGGCGAACGTCAAGCAACCAGCAAGCTGGTCGTTTGGAGATCATGCATGAAGTCCTCGTTGCGGGGATGATCCTCGCAACAAGACAACTTGGAGCCTAGAGATGACACAGAAAACAGCACAACCTACACTAGTTGACATGAAACTGGCAGTTATTAAATATCATACACATTCTAATAATAACCCTGACAACAAAGTCGGAGGTCGCATCATTAACGAAAAGTTCCTCATCGGTCTCGGTCGTGATGCTTGCTACACATCAAACAACTCGCTCAACTTCAAGCGTAAGCAAATCGCTGACGCCTTCGCAGATTACGACCAAGCCACCGCAGACGATAACGCTTATGACCAAAATCGGTCAGCTAACTGGCTTGCCACTTTAGAGCCAGAGCTTGACGAACTCCAAGTGCGTCACAACGCAGATAAAGAGGTTTATCACAACCTCACAGGCGGTGAGACTTGGACGCCAACGGCCCCCAAGAACACACCCAAAGTTACCAACCTCAACGTAGCTAAGATCAACGCACTACGGAACAGAGTGGCATAAGCCACCGACACCACGGGGCGGCTTCGGTCGCCCTTCACCACACACAAATGGAGAACGGTGATGAACAAATATGATTGGCTGGACGTTGCTATCAGCGGCGTTTGTATAACTGTAATATTGGGCGGCGTGTTAATCATGATGCTCATTCAATGAAACGAATCAATAAACTAATGGAGAATTAAATGTTAGACCTAATGAATACAAACGACTGGGACTTTGGCGTAGACATGGAGCCATGCTTAGATATGCGTGGCAATGAGATACCTAAGATGCGTAACTTAATACGCACAGATACAGGTGAATCACTTGGTACTCATAAGTCTAAGTACAAACTTATTACTCATAGTGATGCAATCAATTCAATCATGGACTCAGTTAAAGAAGCTGACATCAGCACAGATTATACTGTTAAGACACACGTTGCAGACAACGGCGCTAAGATGCGACTAGAGATTCTCTTTAATGACATTGCATTAGATGATCCAGATGTAGGTGACTACATTAAGTACCGTGTACAAGCATACAATAGTTATGACGGTAGCTGGGCATTCCAACAATCAGCAGAAGGCTTTCGTCTTTGGTGTAAGAATGGATGCAGCACTGCCGACACTGTAGCTAAGACATGGGCCAAGCATACAACTAACGTAAGTGTAGATAGTTCAGCGCATAAGATTAGTGACGGTCTAGAAATGTTTCTTAATAGCAAGGGAGTATGGGAAGCATACAGAAGTACACCTGTTACTACCGAACAAGCAGAGTCGTTCTTTAAAAAGACTGTATGCAATGTACAACACAAGGCAAGTCATGATAAGTTTAATGACAGGCAGTTGCAAAACTTATTAGGTGGCTTTGATAATGAGAGAGCACAGTTAGGTAACACCAAGTGGGCTTTGTATAATTGCTTAACATCATGGGCTACACACACAGAAGGTAGTAGCTCACCAGAGAATGCCAAACGCATACGTGAGGCATCAATCATCAAAGCTATGAAACATAAGTCATGGTTAGAGTTAGCGTAAGGAGAACACGCATGTATGAACTTAGTATTCACAACGTAACTAAAATACATCTTAAAGGTGTTAAGTTATTCAAAGGATTTAGTGCAAGAACACTTACTATTACTTCTTTAGATCATAAGGGCGTAGAGTCAAATCATGACGTTAAGTTGTTTGGTGAAGGTCATAGAAACCTAATGCCTACAATAGAAGAAGAAGTATCTTACACTTTTAAACATGATGAGGAGAGCAGTGATGATACTGAGCAGACAGCAGCTTGAGTACATAGCTGACAACGTAGCGCCAATGTTAAGTTGGCCTACGCACATCAATGAATTGGCTGACAAATTAGAAACAACCAACCCAAAGTTTAATCGTAACAAGTTTATCAAACGCGCAGTCAAAGCGTGGGAAGATCAAGCACAGTTGCAGGAGATAGATGATGAAATCAATTTTTGATTTCCCTGATGCTTACAAGAAAGCATTAGAAGATTCGTATGCTAAACAACCAAGCCATTGCGGTACTTGCTATGGTGCTGGTCACACTGAGTTAGAAGTACCAGTTCGTGACTATCAGAATGGTGGCTATATAGATGTAAGATATGAACCATGCCAAGAATGTGGAGGTGACGGATGAGACCAGATGAAATAGTTTATAAGCTAGAGTTTATAGAAGCTGTCATTCATGACATCTTAGATAATAAAAATGATAGCGATGACATAGATCGTGCTATTGAAGACATCAATGATTTAAAATCTTTAGTAAATCCTAACGATGAATCTTGAGTTCTGGCCTGAGATAGCAGCGCGTCATAAACGTGAGCGTGTTGAGTTACTTTGTTCTGTACTTAATCATTACACCTTATATGAAGCTGCTGTTATTCTTGGCACTAAGCATGAGACATTAAGAACTTATGCAATCAATCATAACATAAGCTACAGAAAGAAAGGATGGCCTAGCAAAGATGGCAGAGGTAATGAACAAGGGAAGAATGAAGGTGCTTATTGCAGCTAAGATTCTACAGAAAAGACGTATAACTATAACAAGCAATGCTATAGCTAAGATAGCTAACATGTCCGTAAGTTCTGTAGCTAATAGATTAAAGCTAATGGAAGGGCATTACATTATCCATACTGGGATCGTTCAAGGCTACAGTTTAGGCAAGGCTAATATCTATCAACTCAATGACAAAGGAGACAAAGCAATAAAGAACTACCTATTGACTGACGCTGCATAAGCGCAGTAATAGGAGGCATGCAAAGTTATTATGAAACACTCAAAGCTAAGTCACAAGAAGCAGAGATTCCTCTTCTTAAAGCATTCATCAAAGCTGGTGTGCCTACGTCTACATACTACAGAACATTAGCTGGCTCTGAACTGAAGCATGTAACTGCTAACA